CATTTGGAATCGAAAGGACGTTTGATGATAACACCTATTCACAAGAAAACTTTACCATCAATATTCAGCTGTCTGTAAATAACTATGCATTGTTATCTGCTACCCCTGATAGTGGTTCAATCCGTCCTGGAGATAACCTTTTATTTATTTTCAGTGATGGTAGAAAAGCGAAGTTTGTTTACAATGGTACAACTTTTATATCCACACCAGGATATTGTTGGAGAAGTACAGATACAAACTTACAGTTAATTGTTCCTGATTCCAACTACAGTAACACAGGTACATATACATACTATGACCAGAGATTAGGAAGAGATGCCACACCTCTGGGTGCTATCGGTGTTGCTGGTAACGGTGTAGTCTTCTTCAACCCTAGCGCAGGTGCAGGTGGTAACCCTCCTGAAGGTTTCAGTTGGAATGCACATTATGAAACATCACCTATAAGTTTTGGTCCTGATAGTTGTGGGGGTCATCCCGAACAAACAGGTCAGTACCACTACCATGACACACACTTTATTGACTGCTGGCAGCAGGGGTCTGTCATGGCAACATACAATGATTATTATGGTCTGTCTCAGTACAACGGTGACGTTCTAAGACACCCAGATGGTCACTCTAAGATTTTGGGATTCGCCTTTGATGGATTCCCTGTATACGGTCCTTTTGCATATACAGATCCCTGGGATACATCGTCAAACATTGTGACGATGAGTTCTTCATATCAGTTAAAACCAATCGAAGCAGTAGGAAGACCGTCTTACGGAAGTACACTCCAGAACCCACCTGCAGGGTCCTTCATTCAGGACTTTGAGTATGCAGAGGGTAATGGTTCTCTTGATTATCATAACGGAAGATTTTGTATCACACCTGAGTTCCAGAATGGAACCTATGCATATTTCCTTTCAGTAGATGCACAGGGTGATCCTGCATTCCCATACCTTATGGGATTCACTTCCAGACAAGTATTAGATCAACCACCTAATAATGGTGCTGCTACACCTCCTGCACCTCCTAGTGGCGGAGATGGTGAAGCACCCCCTGCAACTATTCAGATTGCAGCACAACCACAAAATGCGTCGGTCAACAGTGGTCAGTCAGTTACATTTACTGTATCTGCCTCTATCGTTCCAGAGAACGGACCCAAGTCTTACCAGTGGTTTAGATCTACTGACGGTGGATTTGCATACTCACAACTTAATGGTGCAACATCCCCGACCTATACATTTACTGCTCTGTCCTACATGACAGGGTACAAATTCAAAGTTATTGTTGAAGGTCCAGTTGGTGCTACCGCAGCAACAAACTCACCTCTCACATCTGATGTTGCAACTTTGACCGTGACTGGTACTGGTGGTACTACGAATAATACATTCGATAATACAGCTATCACACTTGATAGCACATCAACCCGCTTCGATCAAACCTAAATAACACTGTAAAAGTCTAAGAACTATGGCAAAACAAAGCATTGGTATTGGTTCTTCCGCTAATGATGGCACTGGTGATACCCTGAGGGACGCTGGTGTAAAACTCAATTCGGTTATTGACGAGATCTATGATCGTCTGGGAAACCAGACTGACATCCTTGTCAACATCGAATCTGGTATCACTGAAGGTCAAGTTCTTAAGTGGTCTACAGCAGGAAACCCCTCCTTTATTGGTGGCAACTTTGACGAGTTGACATCGAATCTAGATGTCTCGACATTTAATATTGTCTCAACTAGCGCAAGAGATATTATCATCAAACCTGATAGCACAGGTGATATTAAATTATGGGGTGGTGGCAGTGGATCTGCATACACCTATATCGACGGTGCAGATGGATTCCTCAAATACTACGCACCATACACTGACCTAGCTAGTCTCCCTGACGCTGTAAACCATCATGGCATGTTTGCACATGTTCATGCTACAGGTAAGGGTTACTTCGCTCATGGAGGCGCATGGATACCTCTCGTAGATGAGAACAGCAGCGTTGGTGATCTCTCCGACGTAGACATGACTGTTGGTGGTGGTCCTTCCAATGGTCAAATCCTGAAATGGAATTCATCTACTTCTAAGTTTGAACCTGCTAATGATGATTCATCTGGTGGTGGCGGTGGTGGAACCACACAAAACCTTTTTGAATCATTCAACGCTGACACTGGTTCAACAACTGCAAGTGCAGCACAAGATGTATTGACTGTGGCTGGTGGTACCAATATTGGTACATCAATCACTGGTGATGTGTTGACCATCAACATGACAGGTACGTTAGGTGACCCAGATCAAAATCTTTTCTCGACTATTGGATCTGATTCGGGATCCAAAACTGCTAACAGCACTTCTACTACTATTAATATTGTCGGTGGCACTGGGGTCTCCACTGCTGTGGCTGGTGATAATCTAACAATCACCAACGACTCACCGAACGTAGTACAGAATGTTCTGCAAAGCATGGCAGGTGACACTGGTTCATATACTGCTAATGCTTCTGATTCTACTGTCACGATTGCTGGTGGAACAAACATCAGTACAGTGATGAGTGGTTCAACTCTTACTATTAACAATACCGCTGGTGCTCTTCCTTCGGTAACTGAAAATCAGAACATTGTTGCAACAGGAACCAACACCTTTACCGCTTATGGATCTCCCGTTTTAGGTTGGTCTGTTTCTGGTGGTACAGGTACAGGTTATCTCTTTGATGGTCCTGGAGTTAGTAATTCCACTGGTAACCCAACGATCTATGTTTATCGTGGATTTACCTACAGATTCAACAACACAACTGGAACTGGTCACCCGTTTGAGATCAGAGTTGGATCTGGTGGTGCAGCGGTAACTGCTGGTATCAGTGGTTCCACAACTGGTGTTTTAGTATGGGAAGTTCCAATGTCGGTTGCTGCTGGTACAACTTATGTTTACCAATGCACAATCCACGGTGGAATGGTAGGAAATTTAGTAGTGGTCTGATAAATGCCAAGAACAGTCCCAGGTAGCGGTGCATCCATTGAACCGATTTTTAACAGTACATACGGTGTTAAAGACGTATTTGTTGTTAATGGTGGTTCTGGATATGATGCTTCTGATCCTCCAAAATTAACTATTGGTAATTGCGGTACACCTGTCCGTGATGCAGTTCTGCGTCCTGTTATCAATACTGCTGGAGAAATTCAAGCAGTTGAAGTTTTGGATCCTGGTGAAGGTTATAGTCCTCTACGTTTGATTATTGAGAGTACAGATGGTGGCGCTGCTGGTGCCGCTGGTGATGTATTCTTGAATGCAACAGGTGGTATTGATTATATTCAGATAAGGTCTAACGGAGACAACTACTTCGGTGGCACCACCGCACGTATTGAAGGTGGTGGTGGAGCAGGTAGTGAACTTGTTCCTGTCACAGGTAGTGTTACAGGTCTATCTCTAGAAAACGTTGGACGCAACTATACCAGACAAGATGTTGCTCTGGTTATTGGTGGCGGGGGCGGAGAAGGCGCAACTGGTGTTGCTGAGGTAAATGAATTCGGTCAAATCGAAAACATTAACATCAGCAATGCTGGTGAATTCTTCGAGACTCCTCCTATCGTGCAGTTGATTGGTGGTGGCGGTAGTGGTGCCGCTGCTGAAGCAGTCATCAACCTCGGTAGAATTGATAACATCAACATCACAAATCCAGGTGGCGGATACACTTCTCCACCTCAAGTTATTTTTGCAAGGAATACTAACCTTGTAAGAACTGCCAGAAACAGACAGTCATTGAACTCTACGGTATTCAATATTACTGGTCTTACTGGTGACATTGCAGAGTCAGATACAACGATCAACGTTGAGACAACTGCAGCGTTCCCTGGTTCTGGTAAAGCACTGGTCGGAAGAGAGATCTTTAGATATACCTCTAAAACTGCAACTCAGTTCAAAGGTATCACTAGAGGTGTTAACTTCAAGTTCGACCAAAAAATTCGTCTTGATAATTTACAAGATAATCCGAATACTGGTGAAACTGGTTACTCGTTCAATATTAATGATCGTGTAAGGCGTCTCTCTGAATCTAGCGATAACAAGATCGCTATCGTTTATGACTGGAGACCTGAAACTAGAGACCTATATCTTGTATTCCAAGTTGACGAACTGGCATTTATTGATGCTGGTCGTTCTACAGAAGAAAGTAAAATTGTTGCCTTTATTTGCGGAGTCGCAAGTTCTAGTGGAACGGGTGTTGAACCACACGTCCTAGTTGAATTAGAAGGTAGCGACATTGTACTATTCACAAATCCTCTCTCAACATTACCTGATCGAACCTTTGAAGATGATGATGAGTTGCAGGGTGCTGGTGATGGTATTCCTGACCTGGTAAATACTGGTACAGACTTTGAGTTTGAAACCAGTCTTGACGGCGGTATTGCTTCTTCACTCTACGGTATCGAAGAGACCATTGGTGGACAAAACACCACCCTTCTTGCTGTTGGTGACAAAATTTATGACGGAAACACTACACCATTGGTTGCTACGGTTCAATCCGCTGGTCAACTTGGTGATGGTGATCAACATGATGCTGCTATTACTATTATCGGTAACAACTGGTCTATCCCCAACTTTGTTGTAGGAGAAACCGTAACTGGTGGTACAAGTGGCGTAGCGGCAACAGTGGATTCGTTCACTGCATCTGCCACAGGATACGGTACTGGATATGTCACATTGATCCTTAGAGATCCAGTTGGCAACGGAAATGTATTCAAATTCACTGCTGGTGAAACAATCTCTGGCGGAACGTCAGGTGGATCTGCAAATGTGTGGTCCACTGAATATAGCGTTCTCCTGAGAAACGAACCAGAATAACCTATAAATAAAGGGAAGGGTAAAACAGCATAATGGCTCTACTTACTGACCAATTTAGAATTTTTACCGCAAATAAGTTTATCAAGGCGTTGGAGGGTCCTGACCCGATCCAGTCTGATACTGATGCAGGTAGCGCGAGAGATCGACTGTATGTTTTCATCGGTCGCCCACAAGCATGGGATAACGAGAATAATCCTCCGACACCAGTGGACTCTTTTCAAGAGTTTTCTGACGTGTTCGATGATCTAATCTCCCTGAAACGGGTGTTGGCAAACGACACTATTCAGGTTATCCGTCGTGTTGACTGGACTCCTCCCGAACAAACCACTGGTGGTTTGGGATACGTCTATGACATGTATCGTCACGATTACAGTTCTACCAAGACTGCATCTTCTGGTGCAACTAAACTGTATGACGCTGACTTCTTTGTCGTCAACTCCTCGTACCAGGTTTATAAGGCAATTTACAACGGGACATCCCCTTCTGACCCGAACGGTAAACCGTCAACTATTGAACCTACAGGTACATCGACATCTGTTATCACCACTGCTGACGGTTATCGTTGGAAGTATATGTACACGATCCCTGTGGGTCAGGTGTTGAAGTTCTTCTCCAACGAGTACATGCCTGTGTTGACGGACACCGCAGTTATCTCTGATGCTGTTGGTGGTGAGATTGACACTGTTGTAATCCAATCATCTGGTTCTGGTTACAACAACGGTACCTATGAGAACGTTCCCATCAAGGGTGACGGTACTGGTGGTCGTGTTTCTATCGTTGTTGACGGTGGTAAGGTTGTATCCGCTACTGTGACATCTGGTGGTTCTAACTACACCTTCGGTAAAGTTATCATTGACGAGATCAATGGTATCGGTGCTGGTACTGGTTCTGGTGCAACTATTGACGTTATCATCCCTCCCGATGGTGGTCATGGTTCCGACCCTACAGTTGAACTGGGTGGTTACCGCGTCATGATCAACACGAAGTTCACCTACGCTGAAGGTTCAGGTGACTTCCCTACAGATAACGACTATCGCCGTATTGGTCTTGTTATCAACCCATTTAAGTTTGGTACATCTGAACTTGTGGCAGACCTTACATTGTCTGGTACAAGTGCTGTAATTTTCTCTCCCACATTTACAGGTCAGTTCTCTACTGATGAAATCATCACACAGTCTCGTACTGTTGGTGGTCAGCAGGTTACTGCTCGTGGTCGAGTTATCTCTTGGAACTCTACAACAAAAGTTCTGAAATATTATCAGAACAGAGTTGATGGTGTGTTCCCTGAAATTACAGGTAACTTAGTTGAGTTTGAGGGTGGTAATGCTGTTGTCGGTTCTACCTCTGGTACATCTGGCGACCCCGACATTAACTTCCCAATTATTGCAGGATCCTCTACCCGTGTTATTAACAACACTGAGTATGACCTGGGTATGTCATTCACTAATGGATATGCAAAACCTGAGATTGAACCAAACTCGGGTGATGTTATTTACATAGATAATAGAAGCGCGATCTCTCGTGCTGGTGACCAAATCGAAGATATTAAAATCGTAATCGAGTTCTAAAGAAATGCCTCAGAATACCAATCTGAATATCAGTCCTTATTTTGACGACTT